GACAAGATGATGATTACAATTTAAATCATAATGGATCTGTTGTTCAAGTGGTCCATTATGGAGATGGAGAACCTGAGCCATGGAAAGACAAAAATGCCAAAGACTAAATACTGGAACAAGGGAGTCAAAGTGCCCGGGTTTGTTCCAAGACCATACCAGTTTGATTTTCTTCGTGCTATGGACAACGGCCTTAAGCGTGCCGTGTTGGTATGGCATCGGCGTGCTGGTAAAGAAATTGCTTGCTTCAACTGGCTGATCAAGCAGGCATACTGGCACCGTGTGGGGACCTATGTGTATTTCTTTCCAACTAGTACGTTAGGAAGACGTATTCTATGGGATGGGGCTAATAAGGACGGAAAGCGTTTTTTGGATTATATTCCCAAAGAGATTATAGATGGTAATATTAACAATAACGAAATGAAAGTGAGGCTAACCAATGGTTCAGTCATCCAAGTCATCGGCTCTGATCAAATCATCAACGTTGGGATTAACCCTGTTGGGTGCGTCTTCTCCGAGTATAGTCTCCAGGATCCTAAGTGTTGGAACTTCATTCGTCCGATTCTTCGTGAGAATGACGGTTGGGCGGTATTCAACTTCACCCCTCGCGGGAAAAATCACGCCTTTGACCTCTACCTCATGGCAAAGAATAACCCAGAGTGGTTTTGCCAACGCCTTACTATTAACGACACTGGCGTTCTCAGCGATGGCGACATGGATGCCGAGCGAGCCGAGGGTATGTCGGAACACCTCATTCAGCAGGAGTATTACTGCAATTTTGATCAAGGTTCCGAGGGTGCTTATTATGCAAAACTTCTCAACCAGGCAGAATTAGATGGCAGACTTACGGCTGTGCCTTATGACCCAAATTGTAGTGTTGATACTTATTGGGATCTTGGCGTATCAGACGAAACAGTTATACTCCTCGCTCAGAACACAGGTAACCAGATCCACATCATCAATATGTATCGAAATCAGGGGGAAGGACTTAACCATTATGCAAGATGGTTACAGACTGAAGCTGAAAAGTGGGGATACGTATACGGAACACATTACGCCCCTCACGACATACAAGTTCGTGAACTTGGATCAGGAGCACAAACGAGATTGCAAATAGCTAGAGATCTTGGCATCCGCTTTGAGATAGTGCCCAACATATCGATACATGAGGGGATAGAACTGACGCGTGGCATATGGCCTAAACTATGGATAGATTCTGACAAGTGTTCTTTCTTTATTAAGGCTGCGGAAAACTACCATAAATCATATAATGAAAAGTTAAATGTATATAGCGATAAGCCTGTGCACGATTGGTCTTCACATTGTATGGATGCATTTCGTTATCTTGCAGTGTCACAGAATAAAAAGAGCCGAGGTAGAATGACTGAAGAAGAAGCGCGCTTGCTTGAGCAAAGATACTCATTTAAGCATGTGTGAAAATAGAGAAAAGTGTATAAGAATAAAGTATAAGCCCTGAACCACATATTGGGCTAGTAACTACACGCGAGGCGGACTGATCATCCTAAGCTATCCCGCTAGATAGCCCTCGCACCCTTTCCATAGCGGTGGAAAGTAAAAACCGCTTGGGACTGGTGCGATGGCAGACATCTGTAAAAATTATCATAAGGGAGCCGACACCTCGATAGAGGCGTATGCGCAAACCCCTGAAAAGTCACGCTCAAAGATCCGCTATGCAATCCTAGCAAAAATAAAAGAGCTAGGAAATGCTACGTGCGACGAAATCGAGCAACTACTCAACCTATCCCATCAGTGCGCATCTGCACGTATTTCAGAACTTAATAAAGACAATCTCATCGAAGACACTGGTGAGCGTCGTCTCACTCGTTTAGGCCGTAAAGCCAGGGTCTATACTCCTCGGGAGGTGGCGCATGTCTGATTTGGAAATAATCAGAGAGTTCGATACCAAATATAACGAGGCGTATTACGCATGGGATCCTTTCTTTCCTCTCGCTGAGAGAGACCTAAGGTTTTACCTCGGGGATCAGTGGGACGAGAGAGAAAAAAGACAGCTTTTCCAAGAAGGCAGATCCACATTCGTCTTCAATAGAGTTCGTCGAAACATCAATATGATCACGGGATACCAGAGAAAGCATCGGCTTTCCTCTGTGGTATCTCCTGTTGAGAATTCCGACCAGCAGACAGCCGATCAGCTATCTCAATTACTCCTTTACACCATGAATTACGGTGAAGGCTATCGCACAATTAGCGATTGCTTTGGTGGAGCGCTAAAAACAGGCTGGAACCTAGCAAGCATCTGGGTAGATTACCGCGATGACCCTATCAATGGAGACATCAAGTTCGGTAGAGAGCCATATAACGGCTTCATCGTAGACCCCTACTTCACCAAATTAGACTTTTCCGACGCCGCATACATCCTTAGGCGTCGATATCTTAGCGCAGATCATGTCGCATCCCTTCTTCCTGGCCAAGAGAAAGAGGTTTATGCCCTCTATGAGCAAGGTTGGGAGAGAGACGATAAATTCACGTGGCTTCCGTATCAAAGACAGCCAAACGGCCAACAGCTGATGGCCTATTCCGAGATGTACCAACAGAAGTGGAAGAATGTTCCGATGTTGGTCGATATGGAGACGGGAGAAACCACTGAATTTGACGTAGATAACGACCTTCTTCAGACATTCCTCCAAAGATACCCGCAGCTCAAGGTTGTTGACCGTCCAAAGCGCTACATAGAGCAAAACATCATCGTTAATGACCACGTCATGCGTACGGATATCAACCCTTACGGTCTAGACGAGTATCCCTTTGTCCCATTCACTGCGATTTTCGAACCAGAATCCGACCAGTGGGGCCTAAAAGTTCAGTCTCTTACTCGATGCATGGTCGATCCTCAGCGAGAAGCGAACAGACGCCGATCCCAAATGACTGATTTGCTTGATTCCCAGATTAACTCTGGATGGATAGCGAATGAAAACAGCGTCATTAACCCTAGCAGTCTTTTCCAGACTTCTCAGGGCAAAGTGATATGGCGTCGGGAAGACGCGCCTCCTGGTTCGTTGGAGAAAATACCTCCCGCACAGATTCCCCCTTCCATGTTCCAGCTTCAAGAGCTGTATGACCGAGACATGATGGAAATCGCGGGTGTTAATGACGCTGCCTTTGGCCAATCAGACAGTGCGGCAGAGTCTGGAGTCATGATGATGCTTCGACAGGGTGCAGCTCTTGTCAATCTCCAAGAACTCTTCGATAACCTGCGTTTTAGCCAAAAGGCGATGAGCAAGAAGGTTCTTAAGCTTATCCAGCAGTGGAAGCCTGAAAAGGTTGAGCGAATCATCAATCAAACGCCGACACAACAGTTCTACGATGCCGAGTTCACTAAATACGACGTGACTGTTCAAGAGGGAGTGCTCACTGACACACAAAGACAGATGTACTTCCGTCAGCTCGTCGACCTTCGTCAACTTGGAGCGCCTGTATCAGGAGAGATGCTCGCGAAAGCCGCTCCAATCCAAGGAAAGTCCGAGTACATCGAAGAACTCTCGCAGATGGAGCAGCAGCAGGCTCAAGCCCAACAGCAACAACAGCAAATGCAAGAACAAGTGCTCGACTCCCAGAGACAGATGTCTCAGGCGAAGGCTATTTCCGACATTGCGCTTAGCAAAGAACGATTCACAAGGGCCGTGGCCAACATGGGTCTTGAAGATGAAAGGGCCTCCGCAGCAATCGAGAACAGATCAGATTCAGCACTCAAGCGCGCTAAAGCGATGAAAGAGCTGGACTCTATGAGTGACGACCGTCTCTTGAAATACCTGTCCATCGTACGACAGATGGAAGAGGTAGCTCGGATCAAGGAAGAGCAGGTGAAAGAGGACGATGTCAAGCTTTCTGCGCAGGCAAACGAGCCTGAACAGAATGTCCCTGAAGTGGGAGGTCTACTTCAGGAATTACCAGTGAACCAACAACCTGTGGAGGTCCCAAATGGCCAAGTATAAGCAAGGCTACGCAGACCGCAAGGATGAATCACTAGGGATGAGAGACGGTAAGGAGTCTTCTAAGAAGCAATCTTACAAATCTCGCCGTGATGAGTCTTACGGTATGAAGGACATGGGTGTCATGGGTCATGAGAAGAAGCCAATGAAGTGTAATGCGTTCGCAGCGCAGAAAAGCGACATGGGACGTCTTGATCGTGAGCCAGCAGACAACCGTGGATATCCTGAACAGGCTTTCAAATACAAGTATTAGGAGCCTGATATGAAACAAGAGACTGGAGAAACCCGCGACGCAATCATTGAAGACGACGAAAAGGTGATACAGCAAATCGTCGACGCCAACAAGGACCTAAAAGACCCTTATTGGATCGTGCTGTTCGCCAAGCCGGCCAAGGTTAACGTTGAAGGGAAACCCACCTTGATGAAGCACATAAAGCCTTACTTCAAGAAACCCGCCCCTCAGGTCGGGATGATTGTAGCTGAGGTGAACAATCAAAAGGGAACCATCCAATGGGACGTGAATATGCCCCAGCGGCCTTTTGACTTTGATGCTTTAAAAGCAATTGGGGCTGAATCAGCCAATGAGATGGTCGTTGAAACCACCTCTATACCAGGTGCTTACGTAACACAATAGTGCCGCCGACTTAAGGGCGCATAAATAAGGAGCTACACGCGATGAGCGAAGAACCACAAGCAACGGGCGATCAAATGGAGGCCGCCGCTCCTGTAGAAACTAACGAAGCAGATCACCAAGGACAGGGTGAACAGATGAACCGTCAGGTTCCTTTGGACGCCTTGCAATCCGAAAGGGCTGAACGTCAGCGACTACAAGACGAACTCAAGATGGTTAAGGACAATATGTCTTTGATTATGGCGCAGCAACAGCAGCGATCACAACCAGAGGCAAAGGACGAATTCGATGGAGTGTCTAAGGATGATGTTCTGACTTATGGGGATCTTGAAAAGATTCTCTCTAAGAAAGAGCAACAGTACCAGATGAACATTCAAGAACTTCGAATGACTCAAAAATATCCCGATTATCAGGAGACCGTCACTAAGTATTTACCCGAAGTTTTGAAACAGAATCCCGGGTTAAGACAGACCTTGCAGCAGAGTAATGATTACGAACTCGCTTATTACTTAGCTAAGAACAGTGATGCCGCTAAAGGTGCCACTAAAAGCGCGAAGAAGAATGCCGATGCAGAACGCATAGTTCAGAACGCCCAAAGGGCAGGTTCACTTTCGAGTGTTGGGCAAACTTCGCCGATTAACGAAGCTAAGCGATACCGCGATATGAGTGATACAGACTTTAAAGCACAGGTCCAGAAGAACCTAGGATATTTTTAAGGAGATAACAAATGGCTAATGTAACAACAGTTGCAGTGCTACCTCCAGCTGTTCGGGAGTACTATGATCGTCTTTTGTTGATGACTGCTTATCCGCAGCTCATTCATACAAAATTCGCTCAAAAACGAGTACTTCCCGAAAAGATGGGCGACACTATTGTGTTCCGTAGGTATGCACGCCTAGCAACAGTACCTATCCCGCTTTCTGACGGCATCACGCCTCCAGGAGCACCACTATCGGCAACCGACATTAAAGCGCGCGTCGATTTT